AATTGTCTATTAATGGCGATTTGTCTTATTTAAATTTAGACTGGAAGCCAGTACCAATTATACCTAAGTTTGTAGATATAGTTGTAAATGGTATTTCAGCTAAAAACTATGAAATAAAAGCTTTTGCCCAAGATCCATTTTCTTTAAAACAAAGAACTGATTATGCTTCAAGTATAATGAGAGATATGGGTGCTAAACAAGAAATACTAGCATTAGAACAAGCCACAGGTGTTAATACATTTAACACACCTAATCCAGAAGATCTTCCTGAGTCACCAGAGGAATTAGAAATTCATTTACAACTTGACTACAAACAAAGTATTGAAATAGCTAATGAAGAGGTTATAAACAATGTTTTAGATTTTAACAAGTACAAGCTAGTTAATAAAAGAATTAATGAAGACATTGTTACTATAGGTATTGGGGCTGTTAAAACAAGTTTTAATAAATCTAACGGTGTTGTGGTTGAATATGTCGATCCTTCTAATTTAATTTATTCTTACACAAATGATCCTAATTTTGAAGATATATACTATGTAGGCGAGATTAAGTCAATGACTCTAGCTGAAATTAAAAAAACTTGGCCATATTTAACTGAAGATGAACTTCAAAAAATGGTTAAATACCCTGGTCGTGATGGTTATATAGCTAACCCTAATTATGATAATGATTTAGTTCAAATATTATTTTTTGAATACAAAACTTTTATAGATCAAGTATTTAAGATAAAAAAGACTGATCAAGGTTTAGAAAAAACATTACAAAAATCTGATTCATTCAACCCACCTGAAAGTGATAACTTTGATAGGGTTTCAAGAAGTATAGAGGTTTTATTTACAGGTGCTAAAGTAATGGGTGTTCCACAGATGTTAGAATGGAAATTAGCTGAAAATATGACAAGACCTAAAAGTGATTTAACTAAGGTCAATATGAATTATGCTATATGTGCACCTAATTTATATCAAGGACGTATAGAATCATTAGTTAGTCGTGTTACTAGTTTTGCAGACATGATACAATTAACATCGTTAAAATTACAACAAGTAATTCAACGTATGGTTCCAGATGGAGTGTTTGTAGATGTTGATGGTTTAGCTGAAGTTGATTTAGGTAACGGAACAAACTATAATCCACAGGAAGCGTTGAATATGTATTTCCAAACTGGATCTATTGTTGGTAGATCATTAACTCAAGATGGTGATCCTAATAGAGGTAAAGTACCTATTCAAGAATTACAGTCATCAAGTGCTAATGGAAAAATACAATCACTTGTATCAACCTATCAGTATTATTTGCAAATGATAAGAGATGTAACTGGACTTAATGAAGCAAGAGATGGTACTATGCCAGATCCTAATGCTTTAGTTGGTTTGCAAAAAATGGCTGCTAATGCATCTAACGTTGCAACAAGACATATATTAGACGCTAGTTTATATTTAACAGTAAGAGTTTGTGAAAACATTAGTTTAAGAGTTGCTGATATGATGGACTTTGCATTAACTAATAATGCTTTAAAATCTACTATTGGTATATTTAATACTAAAACTTTAAAAGAAATAGATACATTGCATTTATATGATTTTGGTATTTTCTTAGAGTTGGAACCTGAAGATGAAGAAAAAGCTATGATAGAGCAAAATATTCAAATGGCTTTACAACAAAACCAAATATACTTAGAAGACGCAATTGATATTAGAAACATTAAAAATACTGCTTTAGGTAATCAAGTTTTAAAATATAGAAGAAAAAAGAAGCAGCAACAAGATCAACAAGCTCAACAAAGTCAAATCGAAGCTCAAGGACAATCTCAACAACAAGCCAGTGAAGCTGCCGCAATGCAAGAAGTGCAAAAGCAAGAAGCAATGACTCAGTCTAAAGTTCAATTAGAACAAGCTAAATCTCAATTTGAAATACAAAGAATGCAAACAGAGGCTGAAATAAAAAGACAGTTAATGGCTGAAGAGTTTCAGTATGACATGCAACTAGCTCAAGTACAGATGCAAGCTACTAAGACTAAAGAAGCTGAAGTAGAAAATCGTAAAGATAAAAGAACTCAAATACAAGCAACACAACAATCTAAAATGATAGATCAAAGACAAAATGATTTATTGCCTACAGATTTTGAATCCACTCAAGACAATTCAGGTGGATTAGGTTTAGAGCAAATGGCTCTATAAACCATTATTAATTTTTATTATATTATATTATGTCAGAACAAGTACAACAAGAAGGTACGTTTAAAATTAAACGTAAACCAAAACAATTGGTAAAAGACGATATTATTAAAGTCGATTTATCAAAAAAACAAGAGGAACCTAAAAAAGAAACAGATGCCATTCAAGTCGGAAAAACAGAGGAAGTGGTTGTGGGCGAACAAACCGGAGATAGCCCTAAGGTGGACAAACCAGTACCAGAGCCCAGCCCGGTTTCTGAAATTAAAGAAAAAGAAGAAGTAAAACCTATTGAAGAAGTTGTTGAAGAAGAAATACAACAAATAGGTGAAAAAATAGAAGAAAAAGTTATTGCTCCAACACCTGAAGAGGCGAGAGAAATAGCTACATTACCTGAAAACATCGAAAAAGTCGTAGACTTTATGAAAGAAACAGGTGGAACGTTAGAGGATTATGTTAGATTAAATGCTGACTATTCTAATGTAGATAATGATACTCTTTTAAGAGAGTATTACAAACAAGCCAAATCACACTTAGATTCAAGTGAAATTAACTTCATGATTGAAGATAACTTTTCGTTTGATGAAGAAGTGGACGAGGAACGTGAGGTTCGTAAAAAGAAACTCGCTTATAAAGAAGAGGTTGCAAAAGCCAAAGGGCATTTAGAAGGATTAAAAAGTAAATACTACGAGGAAATCAAGTTGAGACCCGGAGTTACTCAAGATCAGAAAAAAGCCACTGACTTTTTTAACCGCTACAATGAAGAGCAAAACACAGCTCAACAACAACATGAAGATTTTAAATCTAATACTAAAGATTATTTCTCTAAAGATTTCAAAGGTTTTGACATCAATGTAGGAGAAAAGAAATTTAGATATGGGGTTAAAAATCCAAGTGAAGTTGCGACTAAACAATCGAATATTACAAATACAGTTAAGAAGTTCTTAGATGATAAAGGTAATGTAAAGGATGTTAAAGGTTATCACAAAGCTATGTATGCCGCTGAAAACGTTGATACTATCGCACAACACTTCTACGAGCAAGGGAAATCCGATGCTATAAGAGATGTTGCGTCACAGTCTAAAAACATAACAGATGAAATTAGGACAAGTCCTAATAACGATGTTTTTGTTGGCGGATTAAAAGTTAAAGCTATCAGTGGTCTTGATTCTACTAAATTGAAGATTAAAACAAGAAAATTTAACTAAAAACAAAACAATTAATTACTATGGGACAAATTTCTCCTGTGTTTGGAAGCATTATACCTTCCCAATCACAATTGTTACTTGCTAATAACTACTTAGCATTTAACGCGGGTGCAAATGATTTTGCACAACAATACCTACCTGAGGTTTATGAAGCTGAGGTAGAAAGATACGGAAACAGAACTTTAAACGGTTTCCTAAGAATGGTTGGCGCTGAAATGCCAATGTCGTCTGATCAAGTTATCTGGTCAGAACAAAACAGATTACACATTGCTTATACAGCTGTGCAAAATCCAACTGCTGCAGGTGGTGCTGGTGTTACATTTACATTTGTAACTGGTGGTGCTACTACAGTTCAAAATGCTATTTTTGCAAATGATACTATCGTTGTAATGAATCCTACTACAGGAGTTACAGTGAAAGGTGTTGTTGGAGCAAGCGCTAATAATGCTGCTTTAACATTAGCAACTATTACTGCCTACCCTTTCCAAGCTGCTAACTGGGATGCGTTAGGGAATCAAGTTGCAAACCTTAAAATGTTTGTATATGGTTCTGTATTTGCAAAAGGTACAGTTGGAGCTACTGCTCAAGGTGGTGCTGCTGGATCTGTTAAATCAATCCAACCTTCATTCACTCAATTCTCTAATCAACCAATTATCATAAAAGATTCATTCCAAATTAATGGTTCTGATATGGCTCAAATCGGTTGGGTAGAAGTTGCTACTGAAGATGGTACATCAGGATACTTATGGTATCTAAAATCTGAGTCTGAAACAAGATTACGTTTTGATGACTACTTAGAGATGTCAATGGTTGAAGGTGAATTAGCTGCTGCTGCTGCAGGAGTTAACTTTAGCGCAAGTGGTGCTGCTGTACCAGGATTTACTGCTGCTGCAGGAGCTTCTGTTGCACATGGTACTCAAGGTCTTTTTGCTGCTATTCAAGCAAGAGGTAACGTAATGGCGGGCTTCTCTGGAGGTACTGGTATTTCTGACTTTGATCAAGTGCTTAAGAATCTTGACACTCAAGGAGCTATCGAAGAAAACATGCTTTTCTTAAATAGATCTTTGGATTTAGATTTTGATGATATGCTAGGGCAAATCTCTGCTGGACAAGCTGGAGGTACTGCTTATGGTTTATTTGAAAACTCTGAGGATATGGCTCTTAATTTAGGTTTCTCTGGTTTCAGAAGAGGTTCTTATGACTTCTACAAAACTAGCTGGAAATACTTAAACGATGCTTCTACAAGAGGTGGAGTTGCAGTAAGTGGAATAGAAGGTGTATTAATACCTGCTGGAACATCAACTGTGTATGACCAACAATTAGGTACTAACATAAGAAGACCATTCTTACACGTTAGATACAGAGCTTCTCAAACTGAAGACAGACGATACAAAAACTGGATCACAGGATCTGC